GGATCTTCCACGACAAGGTTTTGCACGGTTTGATAAATTGTCGTATCGGATACAAACACATTCCCGAACACATTCATATCACCATGTAATATAAACCTACCATCTTCAATTATCACATTACCATTCTTGAAAACTGCAACATTAGAACCAACAGTTTCAGATGTTCCAACTGTAAGTTTTGTATTTATATTCACATTCGTCGCCACCATATCACCATTGACCGCCAGTACATTCGATCCAACACTATCTATTTTGACCGTCTCATTTACCGTTTGTAATACATTTGAAACAATCACATTAGTACTGGCTAAATTACCACGAACTGTCATGATATTTTGGGCGTTTCTGTTTATGACGACATTACTTGTTCCAACCTGAAAATCGTTTAGGGGTACCACACCTATACCAATTTGTGAAGTTGTCATACGAACAACATTACTAAGCCCTGTAACCTTGAAAAGATTCTCATCCGCAGTAAGCTTTCCAGTTACAGTAAAAATTTTAGCTTCAATACTATTCGAGGCAGTGAGATCATCGACATCAATTTCAGAAGTAATAATACTTTTGACAGAAGTCAAAACGTCCTGCTCTACTGGGTCTGCGTCTAGACTCGCTACAAAAATCTGATCGAAACGAACTGTTCTACCCATATACTTTAGTTACCGAATAAAATTCCCGCTAAACCATCCTTGATCCTGAGAACGTTATAATTTACAGCATATACAGAAATGGGTTGATTTCCAGGTCTGAGATTACCCTTCTCCACACCACGTAAAACAAGTTTCGCATTATCGAGCCGACTGAAGTTGCATGAACCTGAGGGATTGTATTCAGAAGCATTCATACAGAAATGATACGCGAAGTATCTCGTATACAAGAGTACCTCAGTTTCTGGAATAAATTCTGTATGACCATAAGTGGATTTATAATAGTTCTGCACTGTGTGAAAATAGAGTGGGGTCATATTTTCGAGTAAAGGTGTGCCATTGATTTGGATATCCGCATTCAAGAATGTAAAACGATCGTTTGCAAAATCATCGCTGGAGGCACCAAAACCCCAAAATAAAGATTTAACTGGGTGATTGAAACTCGAAATATCAATCACATTGTATCCACCCCCCTGTGTGTTATCAATAACAGTCGTTAATTCGTTTTCAATTTTCTGGGTCTGTGTAATTATAAAATCAATACTCCGCTTGGTGAGAGATTCACGCTCCTCACTATCCAGGTAGATGTAGTTTCCGTACACCTTTGCTTGTTTATCCACTTCTTGAATAGTTGCTATATTCGCTTCATCAAAGTTAATTCGTATTTCCACTTGATGACTCTGAAGTGCGATTAAAGGTAAGAACGCTTTGTGGTCACAAAAGAAAAAGTGAAGGGGTACAAAAGTTCGGTTTGAAGTCGATGTTTTGTTATTGAGTTCTTGGGACTTGTTGTATGTGTCAGCCATATAATTTGTCCATATATCGCTATAATAATCATAATGTTGTGAATCAACCTTTTGACCACCTATAAAGAGATCGATGGTCGAATTGTAAAACAAATTTGAAGCAATGTTAGCCGTTCTTGACGTTGCCTCAAACCAAATACCATTGATTACATCCCCAAGAACTGGAATTGTTATAGACGAATCAGCCGAACTTATTGTTTTAATAAACTTAGGAGCTTGTGAAAAGTTTGTGTGTCGAGTAAACTTCATACGAAAGAAAGAATGTCCTTCATCACTCGTTAGGTAGACATCTTGAACACCTTTGGAAACGAGTTGTATCAATGCACCAGACATTTAATAGATGTTCAGATTATAAAAACAGACACTTTCCCTGAGGGAAGTCACTCTTCTTCTCCTCAGTAAACTTCCCACGGATGTTGAAACCACCCTGTCTGTACACCTTCATTCTCTTGTAATACATCGCCGTGAAGATCGACCATGGATCGTGAACATCGTAAATATGTGGATTATTCTTCTTCCCCTTCGTCTCTCTCATTATGCGTCCAATACTTTGGGTAATATCAGATTTGGGTGAAGCTAGTATAACTGTATCAAGTGTCGGAATGTCTAATCCTTCATGCGCTTGACTGAACGTCGCGAAGATGATCTTCTTTTCAGAGGACTCCCGGAGAGCTGCCTCTTTCATACCACCCATATAGAGTCCAGATGTTTTAGGAAAACATTGGTGAAGGAACTCACAGTGTTGTCGGCGATCACTGAGTACTAAGAGCTGTCTCGTGCCAGCCGAAGCTTTCTTGACAAGTTCCACTAACATCTTGTTTCTCTCTCGGTCCTCAACAACTTCGGTAATCATGTTTGGCATAGAAATCTTCCCATTCCTCATAGAGGGTGGAGGATTTCTGTAATTGAATGAATCAAAGGTAATTGGGAATACCTCAACCTGTTCCTGATTCTTTCTCTCAACTGCAAAGAATGTGGGACCCATGAACCAATGAAGAACCTTTGTGAGACCATCCTTCCTCTCAGGGGTTGCTGAGAGACCGAAGATGTGCCGAGGACACATCTTGAAAAGACTTTGACTGAAAACCTTTGCACAGATATGGTGCGCCTCATCTACGATGAGCGTCCCTACACTCTCGAAGTCTGCGAATGAGTACTCCTTCAGGGACAACGACTGGAGCATTGCGATGACAAAGTCGCAGTGTACTTCTTTCTTATCTTGTTGTACAACACCAATAGTGGCACCTGGGCAGAATTGTTGGATGCGTTCCCTCCACTGGTCCGCAAGAAACTGTTTGTGGACAACAATCATGGTCCTGTACCCCAACTTACATGCTATGGCCAAGGATACCGTCGTCTTACCGTACCCACATGGTAAAGAAAGGACACCATGCCCTGCTTTAATTGCTGCTGTAAGGGCTTCATTCTGGTGTGTGGCATCTCTGAGTTGTCCCACAAATTTGGTTTGGATACGAGCTGGTTCGGGTCGTTTGTCTTCCCGAGGCTCTCCAAGCTTAGCAGTTCCATAGAATCTTGGAATGCAGACTCCATTCTTAGTCGGTCTGAAAACTTTGAAAGGTGGTGGAGGAAATCCATAGTCCCCATTGACAATAGGTCTTACCGTAAGTTCTTTTTTAATTTCTTGAATTGGTCCTTCACTTACCAGGTACCCAGTTCTTGTTAGGGTTGTCATTCTACTATACTTATTTAAAGGGTACAAACTTTATATAGATATAAAATGCCTACCGTCGACGTTGAAGAGAACATCAAACAGATTCGTTCCAATATTGAAAAGATGACCCAAGAAGTATTTAGGCTTCAGGGTATGCTCCAAACATTTGAAGGGTTCAAGACGGCTGGTTTGACCAGAATTGACCTTCCTCAGTCACCCAACGAAGAGCTCGAGAGTATCCAAGAGAAGCCTGAATAAGTACCAACATTCCAAACCCCCTTGAAGTCCACATCAACTTCAACTTCATCATCCTTTATTAGAGATTGTAGGGGTCGCCCCTTGACTTCACACATCACTCTCCTATAACGGAATGGAACCTTCACTTTTAGAACTCTCCCATCGAGGGGGTCATCCACACTTTTATTCATGAGTAGGTGTAACTTATTCGCATGCATTCGTTGTATAATTTCTGAAACCTTTTGGGGAATTATAAAACGGATATACTTTTTATCATTGAAATCATACATGGGTTCATAGACTGTCGCTATGAACTTCATTGATTTCTATTACGATATACTAAAATTAAAACTATAAGTAGCACAAGAATGAAGAAGAGTGCTTGTGTGAGAAGAACTGGTTGAAGTGGTTCTCTCGTCCCGAAACATTCATGACTTAGGGACCTCGAAACCTCCACCCCCGCCTCGATACTCGAATATGGTGTGTTCCTATGGGACATCATACCACACATAGCAACCTTGGGACACTTCCCGAAGAATGGGAGTTGTCCATGAAGGCTGAGAACCCCCGAAGACTGTGAAAAATCCCATGTTTCACCGTTCCACTCAGCACCCCATGCAATACGAATCTCCTTAGGTTCTGGTACCCCGAGTTGCTTGAGAACTTCAGCTTTTAGTGTTTCTGGGTCAGTTGAAATAATTTCCTTTGTGAGATGACAAATGACACAAGAAATTGTATTTGTTCCATGAAGGACTTTGGGTTGAAGGTTCCATGGTGTAGTCGCCGCAACTTCGAGATCCGATTCGAGTTTTGGAGCGTTCTCATACTCAAGAAGAACATTAATCGCACCGTATGTACTGTCTCGTACATTTTTGACTGATTCGGGTCCCCAATTGTCACCCATTAATTTGAACGCTGGACTATTATCGAGACAAAGGAAAAGCATACCATCATCAATTACCGTTCCATTTGAAAATCGTGCACTATATGAATCCTTACCATATTCCACTTCACCCAATTCAGTACCGAAAACGAAGTTTGCACCAGCATCTAGGAGTGCCTTTTCCATCGCGTCACACATGACTTTCCCAGAAACCTTTTGTGTACAAGGTTGTGAGAGTGCAACATGATCCAAGTTTTTTACAAACTCATACGCCGTCATGACATCCCATGTGACACCATCCATGATGAGTGGAAGGTGTTCGATACACGCTTGACCACTTTCAGATAAAGATCCTACGGCGTCTTTGAGAGAAACCGACTTATATTTTGTTGGTTGTGTGAACACCCTCGATAAAAGAGAGATGAGCACACCATAGTCTTTAGGTTTGAGTGCACGCAAAACATACCCCATATGTTCACCATTGTCTATGGCTGTAAAGATATCATCCCAAGAAATCCCCATCTCATTGAAGAGGGACTTTGTGTTGATGAACGCTCGATCGAATACAATTCGGTGTGCGTGAAGATCGCGTGTGTCTACTTCGGGTTCCCACCATGAGCCACCAGCTGAAAGTTTCCTATCATAAATGGTAACCTCGTGATCGGATGACCTGAGAATTTCCCATGCTAGGGACATACCAGTTGGACCAGCACCGATAATATGAATCTTCATTCTATTAGTATCTCACAAATTAAATAAGACCAGTCTTCTTACGTTCCTCTGGGGTCTTGAAGGCATATATGACAGATATGAAAATGACAGTCGAGAGAAGAGCATACTCAATATCCTTTGTCGCACTGAAAGCGATGAGCATCAGAGATATGAAGCGGAATGTTTTGTTTTCGAAAAGTTTCTTGAGTCTCCCAGGGATTTGGATTGCATTACCTGAGAAGAGACCCTGATACAAAATAATAAGGGAAAACACGAGTGGTTGGGACTTAATGAGAAGTTCAGCTGGACCAGTGATTCTACTGAACGCGTTCGCGATTTTTACCATTTACTTTGTATCGATATTTAATTTTAGGCGTTTTAGTTTTTCTTCAAACTCTCTCCGCTCTCCAGGTGATTCAATTTCTTTCCCAGAGTTTAGAGCTTCAATCTCTGGTCCGGTAAGTTGCATGGCATTGACCCTAAAGTCCATGAACGCCTCCATAGAATGGGGTACTAGGGGTTGGACAAGTTCATATATAGCCGTGGCATAGTCTCGGATTTCCTTTTGAGCGTGATGGTCCATTCTCAATTGCAAGAAATGCATGAGGTTGTGGAGGTCCATCTTCCACACGAAAGAGGTGTAGGTCGATTGTGGTAAGACACCTCGAGCTTGTTCCCTGCAGACACCCTTCTCGAGCAACTGTTCGTAAAGTTTGAATGCATTTTTATACTGTGTAGAGAGGGTTTCATTCAACTCGTCATCTAATTCTATAACACCCTCTGATCCTTGGTGATTTACCGCAGATTGTCCACGGAGGACTTCTGGTTCGTAGTACTCTTCATCAACGATAGAATACCTGGCAGACATTTCATTTACAGATGCAGTCCTGTGTCGAAGCCATTGACGAGCAATGTATAGAGGTGCCTTAATACGAAATTTGAATACAACGAGTTCCAGAGGTGAAGTATGCCAATTGCGTACGAGATAGCGGATAAGACCCCTATCTCCTCTAGTGGTTGTAGTACCCGTCTGATAACTCACACGAGCACCATCAACAATAGCCTTATCTAGGTTTTGTTGAGGCATGTGGTCAACGAGTTCTACAAATCCATGATCTAATACTTTCTTCATTCTAAACAAATAACCGTTCAAATCTTTAATAGTTACACTCATCATCGAAAGGGACCTCTCCACAAAAATCATAGAGCTTATTCAACTTCATTTGTGTGTCATCCATAGCATCTATAGCATCATCCACCAGTTCCAAAAATGTATCCAATTCATCGAGGGCTATACGATGGGTATTCCTTAGGGGTTTCTTTGAGTGAAAAGTGGATTTGAGACGCTTGTTATTCTTGATGAGTTTGTCCAAGTTGGGCTTGTTCACGGCACACATACGGATGGTGAGACTCATTTGGTTACTCATGACTTCAAATCTTTAATCAATTCGTTTACATCACGATAGTACCTCTTTAAATCTTTCATGAACCTCTTGTTATTTTCGAGAACTTCACATTCCACTTTGTTCAAATAAATCCAAGCCAAATTTGATTTAGAATACTTTGTCATCTTCTGATTCTCGTTTGGGCGACGAGCAACTAACTTCGTAGTTTTCTTCTTTTTAGAAGCTGGGATAACTTCCTTTCTATTCACGAAGGATAGGGCTTGCATCACCGTATCCGCCAAGTCATCCTTCTTCTTAGACTTGACGAATGTATCCACCCAATGTGCATTCACATCACTGCTACGGATAAAGGCTTCACATCTCTCGATGGATGCCTTCTTCCTCTTATTGTATTGTGCCTTCCCGGGACCAGAAATATCTGGAATCTTATTGGAGGCGTGGTAAATGATAGTCTCAGCCTTTGGACACTTGATGATGAAGTACGCGTGAAGGAAGTGCATGACTGAAACCATCTTCTTATTAAAGGAGGGTTGCTCCTCGATGAGAATAGTTTTAGCCGTGAGTACCCAAGGTCTTTCGTCTAGGTGATTTCGGAGGGATACATAGATACCATCGGCGTGTTGAGGTGGAATTCCATCCACATCCCACTCCGTAACAAGGTTTTTATGGTCTTCGTCCAGGAGACACAACGCTAAATTCCTTATACCAACATCGATGCTTAGAATCATTGGTATAAAGGATTAAAATATCTTTAAGTTAATAGGATGGGTGTTTTCGATCTAAACGATAAGTCACCTATATATGTTGAAAAAATCATGGGCTCAAACATCTATTACATCGATAACTTTTACAAGAAACCTGAAAGTATTTTGAAACTTCTTAATACTGTTCCAGCAAAAGTTCATAATCCTCCCACACGAAAAGATTCACGATTTAAAAGTCTGAACGGGATTCATTTTCAAGATATGCGACATAATATTCGAATTGAAGAAATGAAATATGTGAATTCATACTTATCAAGAATTTGTGGAGAGAATCCACACACTGATCCTGATATGTTATTCACAAATAAAACACGATTTTTCCCAACAGCGTTCAATGATTATAAGAATAATTACTGGCATCCACACACTGATCCGGGATACTCTGCACTTATTTATTTTAACAAGAACGATACGGAATATGGTACTAATTTATACAAACAGATACAACCTGATACGAAGCATCATTATGGTGAACACGTGACACCTTGGAGACCAAAAGCATGTTGGAAAATTGTAAAAACACTCAAACCAAAATTTAATAGATGCGTTCTGTTCGACGGAAAATATTTTCCACATGGAATGCATATACCAAATGAAAGGTATTTTGGGGATGAATATAGATTAAATCAGATTGTACCCTTTTCAAATTAACGCCCCTTACCCATTTTACCCATACCACCCGCTGCTTTTTGACCCGCTGGGGACATCATAAACGCGGCTCCTCCGGCGACGATTACACACACGACACATCCACTGATTAATGAAGGCATCATCGCACCTGAAGCGGCAGATCCAACACCCGCACCAACACCTTCGGCTGCCGTACCAACACCAGAACCAACACCTTCGGCTGCACTACCAACACCTTCACCAATTCCCTTCGCAGCATCACCCACCGCTTCTCCAGCACCTTCAGTCTTTTGCTCAGTTGATTGCTTGAGTTTTTCTGACAATTTCTGTGCATTCTTATCCTCGTTGATGATCTTGGTAATCTGCTGACCCATCTGTTCAGCGACGAATTTGATTACCATATCCTGACCAATTTCACAGGGTTTAGCCATTACACACGCCTTGATAAGTTCGACGGGTGGGGGAACACCGAGTTCCTTGTACACACCGATACCACAAGGATCGATGATGAGATTTTTCACTCTAAGCTTTTGTTTCAGTACAACCTTTGCTTGGAGTTTGTTAATGGTTTCATTTGTGATGTTCTTTGTCAGTTTGTTCTTGATACTCGTCTTTGTCTTAGAGACCAGTTCGGAGTTGTTACCACCAAAAGGGTTTCCAAAACCTGTTTCCTGTTTCGCTGCATTTTCAGCCTCCTTTTCAATATCACCCATGAGGTCATTAATGAGGTTCTTAGTGTCTTCACCTTTGAAACTTTGTAAAACTTTGATATCAGCATTAATCTTCTGACCAATTTTCAGGTTGCAGTATGCCTTGATACCACTCACAGTCATATCCTGTACCGCGATGACGGATGCGCTCACCGCATTTTCACTTCTATTCAGAGCATTGAAGGTGGTATCGTTTACCACTTCAGTCTCTACAAGTGTTTCAGACTTGGATTTGGATTTACCCCCTCCCATGTTTTGTAATGCACTGAGAAAAAAAATATAACTTAAATTATAATGAAGAATAACGTCAACCGAGTCGTATTAATTTTGGCGATTATTGTTGTTGCTGTGTGGATGATTAGGAAATATATGCAGGGTCGTGAGCTCAGGGAGAACTATGAGATGAACAAGGTTGGTCTGATGGAATATATCGGGGATAAGGAGGCGTTGGATCCAACTTATGTTATGGCTAGCGTTGCTAAGTTGACCAAAGATGAAGATATCATCATGCGAGGGTATGAACTCGCCAGTGCGGACGATCGTGATAGTCTCAGAGTTCTTGTGAGTGGTTTGTAATTAATTTCCAGTTCTATACTATAATGAATAACTATCTGATTGTTGTAATGGCAATTCTTGTAATCCTGGTGGGTATGAAGCGTGTGGAAGGGATGAAGGAGGAAGAGAAGAAGAAAAAGATTAAGTCCTTAAAAAAGTTTATTTAAAATGTCAGCTCAATGTAAATCATGAAGCGATTTCCACTTATTTTAGCTCTACTTGCGCTCGTCCTATGGGTCTATTTTAACAATCGTCAGGGTGGTGTTGAAGTATATACAGAAAATACACAGAAAACTAAATTATTAGAGCACATAGAGCGTGATGGTGCTATTGACCCACAATTCATAAAAACGGAAGTTGAAGATATGACAAAAGATAAACAAATTGTTTTGATTGCGTACAATCTAGCAAAAACCGATAATAGAGAAGAACTTTTTGATCTAATAGAAACGACCATTGTGTGATATCTACGTACGACAAATACCCAGAATCATTTTCATATCAAGTAGAAATGAAATTCGATGTTTGGGGATTCCCCGTATTTAAATATTCATTTGAAAATCAGGATAAAGTTCTTGAAGAAGTGTTAAATACTACAGAAATAGTAAAACCTGTAAGCGTTTCTGATGAATGGAATGGAACATCGATGATTTCACCACCAGAAGAAAGGAATGTGTACATAGAACAAGAGATAAATAAATGTATTGAAAAGTT